ATTGTCAAGGAAGTGAAGCATATTGGACGAGGCGTTCCATTCCATATCGTAACCGGCGGTTGTACCGTTAAACGATACGTCTGTGGCCACATCCTGCCCGATAGAGATAGTGCCATTCCCTGTACCAGCAGTAATAACGAGTGCACCTGTTGTCGAATCCCAATAGGTATAAGCGTCGGCAGAAGTACTGTCGCCAAGATATATCTTATCATTATCCCCAAGTTTTAAATCGAAGACATCAAAGATACACGCTTTCGCCGTGTCATCGGTATCGAAAGTAATGGAACTGGTAGAGGTTGCACCGCAGATAACCAAATCCAGGTTATTTGTTGCGCCTACCTGAATCTTCGTATTGGCCGCAGCAGCGTCAACAAGCAAATTCGTCTGGTCCCATGTGGCAGTAACATCAGCAGCAGCATCTGCCGCACCACCTATTCCAAGAACAGCAAGGTCGAGGAAGTGGAGCATGTTGCTTGAGGCATTCCACTCCACATCTACACCTGCCGTAGTTCCATTAAAGGAAACGTCGGTAGCAACAGTCTTACCAAATGCTATTGTACCGTTTGCAGTATTAGACTGGAGAACCAGTTCTGTCTGGTCCCAAGTCATCATACTGTCGTTCGTGGAATCACCGAAATAAAGTTTGTCATCGTCATTGACTTTAAGATTGATTCCATCGAAGGTACACACCTTTGCACTATCGTCAGTATCAAACGTTACAGTATTTGTTGAAGTTGCACCGCAGATAACTATATCTTGGTTGTTTACTGCCCCTATTTGAATCTTTGTATTTGCGGCAGCCCCGTCAACAAGAAGTATGTTGTTTGTACTGTCATAAGCGACTGTAATATCGTTACTGTCACCGAATTCGAGAACATCATTGTCGCTGAGTCTAAGATTGAATCCGTTGAAATCACAGATTAATGCAGCGTCGTCGGTGTCGAATGTCACTGCATTTGTAGTAGTAGCGCCACAGATAACAACATCAACGTTTGTCGGATTACCGAAATGGATGGCCTTATTGGCCGCAGAACCATTGATAATAAGTTTCGATTGGTCCCACGTCATTGTAATATCTGCCGCAACAGCAGTATTACCAAACCCTATCTTGGCATCATCAAGCAAGCCAAGTGTGTTAGCCGAACCATCCCAGTGCAAATCAGCACCAGCAGTTGCACCCTGCATAATAACATCGGTAATAGCCGACTTTCCGATATTGATTATACTATCAGCAGCGGCAGCACTAACGTCAAGTTCTGTCTGGTCCCACTGAATGACAATATCGGCACTGTCGCCAAGTTGTAACTTGTCATCATCTTTAAGTGTTAAATCGAACCCGTCCATAGCCATTGACTCGGCCGAGGTATCGAAAGTAATAGCATCTGTCGATGTATCGCCATAGATAACCAAGTCCTGATTGTTAGTCTTACCGAGACGAATAACTGTATCGGCGGCAGCACCATCTATTATAAGGGCCGTCTGGTCCCAGACCATTGTAATATCAGAACTACTACCGAAGGAAAGAATCTCGTCGTCAAGGAACGATTGGTCTCCGGCACTTTCACCGCCTCCAACTGTAAATGTTCCGGATACTGTAAGGTTGCCATAGACTGTAAGATTTTCCTCATCTGAAGAGGCCGTACCAATTACGACATCATCTTCAAAATGAGTCTTTCCGACAACTTCAATCTCATTGCCGGTATTGTCCCATCGGATAGTACCATCAGAAGTTCCACCATTCGACGCTGAGTTGCCCAGAAGGATATAATCGTCATCCTTCATCCGCAAATCGAAGTTGTCAAATATACACTCAAGGGCGGTATCATCGGTGTCGAATGTGATAAGGTTGGAAGCGGTTGCACCATAAATTATCAAGTCCTGATTGTTTACGGCCCCTATCTTAATCTGGGTATCAGCCGCAGCGCCGTCTATTAAGAGTTTGTTGTTTGTGCTATCCCATGTAATAGTGATGTCATTGGACGTACCAAATTCAAGGATGTCATTATCTACGATAGATATATCCCAGTCGGAAGTCACCAATAGTGCACCAGAAACATCAAACAGTAACGTTTTAGTATTAGTTGAACCATAAATCTTCAGGTCCATTGAATTAGTTGAACCAAGTAGAATCTGTCCCGTGTTGTCGGTGGCAGCTTCGATCAGAAGATTGGTTTGGTCCCAGACGATTGCTACATCTTTATCGTCACCGAGTTCAAGTCTATCGTCGTCGAGAAGTTGCAAATCCCATCCATTAAGAATGAGGTCTGGGGCCGAAGTGTCGAATAGGGCTATATCAGTATTAGTCGTACCATAAATCGAAAGATTCATGGCGTTTGTAGCCCCTATCCTTATTTCTCCGGTATCCTGTGTTTTGGCCTCAATCAGAAGATTTGACTGGTCCCATGTTACAGTAACGTCTCCATCACCGATTGCATTACCGAAATGAAATACTTTATCGTCAAGAAGTGAAATCGAGTTTGCCAATAAAGCACCGGCAGCCGTTACATACCACGTAGAACTTGTACCATCAATATCATTTCCTGTGCCGGCTTGTGTTAAGTTGATAAGGTGTGTTGCACCCGCCGCTTGGCTGACATCAAGAACATCAGCCGTTCCAGTGCCGTTGGAGTCGAGGATTAAAAGATTTGCAGCAGGGTTAGAATATTCTATTTCAATACTCCCTACACTTGTAATCTTCGCTCCTACTGTGGCAGCACTGTCCAGAGAACCGGATACCGTTGAATTCATTCCGGCAGGAGACCACGATGAACCATCATAGGTTCTAAGTTGGTCAAGAGTTGTGTCATAATAGGTCATGCCTTCAGTGGCAGACAGTCCGACCGCAGCAAGAAAGTTTTCCGAAGAATCAAACACTCCCACCAAATTAAAGTTAGTAATTATGTTTCTTTGTGTAATAGCCATTTTTGTATATCCTTTATATAAGCAGCTTGATTTAACTCAATTAAGGTCAAGTTCAACTGCTGATAAAACTTTGGTTTAATCTTAGTTAATCTGGGCGGGGGCTGAAGAGAGGAGAATGGTCGAACCCCCGCACGCAGATATATCGTTTAGAAATTGTTTAGTTAAAAGATTAGATTGGGTGTAAGCCATATTAGGCATAAGCCAAACCAGTAACCTTTAACTGCTGTCGAGGATTCTCGCAAACGAAGTTCATATAATTGAGTGCCGTTGCGAACATTGCGTCCTTAGTCTCATAAGGACGGAAAATCTGACCACCCATTTCTTGCCATTCAAAACCGTTGGTGGCTTTAGCAAACTTGAAATCGTTGGCATTGATAATATACATCGTGCCAGGTGTTAGACTTGCCAATCCCTGAATCATCAAAGACCATTTGTCTATTGTGATACCGAGACCTTTGAAGCCGAAAGTTCCGTCCAGAACCTGTGTATTAAATCGCCTGTCCTGTTGAACGGCAGTCGTGACACCACCAGTCGAGAAGTATTTTAGTCTGGCGCGAGGGTCAACCACAATAACATTAGGTTCGCCCTGTGTATAATACACTAAGTCTTGAATGAAACCCATGAGAAGTTCTTCGTCTAAAGCAGCACTTGCAGAAGTATAAACTAAACTCTTTAATGAGTGCGGATATGTCGTGCGTGTCAAACCCCATATCGTACCAGAATCACTCACGAGATTGCCAAGTCCATTAGGCTCAAGGCAACTGTCGGCAGTTTGAGAGCCGTCAATTTCAATATCACCATAAGCATTTTTCAAAACCAAATAATATGTTGTCGAACCAGTAAGGGTATAGGCAACAGATGATGTTAAAGTCGCAGTACCAGCCTTGTAGTCAACATCAGATATAATAACTTCATTATATCCAGCCGAGCCGTCTGCCACTATGGCTGGACTTGATACACTACTATATATCTGTGTTTTCATTCCGTTCTGAAGCCATTGGCAGGGAGAGTATCCGCCAGTTCCGGCGGTAAATGTTGCAGATTTACCCGTCCCAGCCACCAAGTTAGCCGTAGCAAGTTGGAATGTTCCGACAAGACCATTTCCAGATCCACCAATGATACGCTCCATATTCATTCTGGCATATTTCAATGTATCATCCATAGCCGAACTAATAGCGTCAACATAAGCCCCTTCACCACTGCGAACAGTTTTTGCGGCAGGGCCGGTTAGAGAAACAAATGCGTTAAGATAACGAAGTCTCTCTGAACCCTGAAAACCTTTTTGGTCTTTAGTCTCAATGAAAGTACCGCCTTCGGCAATTCCACCGAATCCGCCAGCGCCTTGATATTTGAAGGCTTTGATTATTTTATTACTTGCGAAATCAATAGTACCACCAAAGTCACCGAACATCTCCATAAGAGGCGTGGCGTGGAAAACAGTATTATTGAGAGCCGGTATATATACATTTTTAAGCAATCCATCAACTGTCGTGCTATACTGAAAATCCTGCCTCGTCTGGTCAGTTGTGACACGAGGAGGAGCAGACGTAGTTGATGCGTTAATTTTTACTGAACTGGTAGCCATAGTAATTATCCTTCATTGTTACATACGGCCCACTCCCTGCATAAATTTCCTCGCTGCGTCTGTATGATTTGAAATTCCGACATTTGCATAAGGATTATTTGCGGGAACAGGCTGACCGCCACCGCTTGAAGCGGGGACGGGTATATTTCTATTAGTATTTGGAAGTAAATTGTTTTTGACCTGCCGCCTACCTACTTCCATATAATATTCGGCAAGTGTTCCGAGTTCTTCCGTAGCCTTCTTTGCAAAATACTCGTATTGCTGTGCATTTAAGCGAGATGGGTCGAGACCCATTTTCTTCGCTTCCCTGTCAGCTATAATTCCGGTTGTTGCAATGTTCACGGTATCGAAAGAACGTTTGAGGTTATCATCCATCTGTCCATACTCCGGTACACTTCGTACCACACTTAGGACTCTTTCCACGTTCTCATTGACCTGCTGAGATTGTTCCCTTGCGGCAATTTGTCGTGTGAGGTTGTCCAGTCTGGCATCATTTAGCCTTTGCATGGCATTAAGATAAGCGTTGTTCGTATTGATTGATATTCCACCTGTTAAAGTCTCTTTTTCATAGGCGACCTTAGCCTTTTCCAATTCGGCATAGGCAATATCGACGGGGTCAGTCAATACATTCTGCACATTCTGAGTGAATACAGGTTGGGTTCTGCTAAGAACATGCTGTTTTACCATTTCTTCTGTGATGAGTCCACTTTCAAGTTGTTCACCCAAATCACTCAATGGGTCAATACCAAGACTCGCAAGAAGTTTTGCCTGTCGAGCATTCTGTTGTTTCAGACGTTCACTCACGGCTTTTTCATCCATTACGGGTTCTGTTACTGTAACTACTGGTGTTACTGGTGTTACTTCGCTCGCTACTTTTAGTTCGGCGTCAGTTTGCATTTAATTTCCTTTCGTTTTGTTTTTGTTATCTTCTTTTGACTTTATATTTCCATATTGGCTTAACATTATTTGTTCCGGCGTATTCCCGCGAACCAACATCTGGTCCATCAACTGTTGTTGATGTGACGCCTGCTGGAGTTCGGCAATTACCAATTGATGTTCCTGTAAATGTTTACTCATTCTATCGAGAAGTTCTATCGATAATGGATTTCCCGTTGACATTAACTTCCAGTAATTGTCAATGAGATATTCATTGTGATCTTTAATATGTATCATGTGGTCGTCAAATGCGTTTATATGGGGCATGAATAAAAACTGGTTTATTATCTCGGCCATTTTTTCCTTTGGAACTCCCTCCGGTATATCAATATTAGAGAGATTGTTATGTGCAACAGAGAACTCTTTTCTTGCGAAATTCTTCTGTTTCGAGTGTTTCTGTAAGAGTGCATCTGAATTACCCATGTGCATCTGGTCAAGAGTCCAGACCTTCAATTCGGGGTCAGCCGCATCACCAAGTAATCCAGATTGCCACATCTGGAAAGTAACCGCCGCCTCCCTGTCCTTATCAAGGGGCATTGACGAATTTTGCTTTACAATAACATTGAACTTGCCCTTTAATTGTTCTTTATCAATTTCATAAAGAGTCCATTCATAATCGTTGCCGACCACGTTGAGCATTTTCCCGCTTTTATAATTGGAAACGGCAAGTGTAAGCATCTGATTGACCACTCTCTCGTCTGCCATTTCAAATTCTGATACCATCGGACCAAGATGAACAATATCGGCGGTTTGCAGGGCAAGTAATCCCTTACCGCTATCGACGTTACTTGGTGCCGTTCCCCTCGATGGTTCATGGAAGGCAAAAATATTATCTATGGCAAGTTTAGTCTCGTTAAGATACACAAATACCTGACTATTCATCGGCACGCCAGGTTCTCTCGTGGGTTTACCGACAGGACCGTCGTATTCGATTATGTTGCCTGCGCCATTGTCAAGGGTCTTATATCTTAACTTGGCCGTACGGGGTGCCATGATTATGGCATTACCCATCACATCTATATTCTCAGCTATCTGACTTCTCAACCGATTGTATTCCCTCTGGAGAGGTCGGGCCTGTGAAATCCTCGAAATGGCACCTGACGTTGCCTGTGCTATCGAAAGAGGTGCAGCAGGAATAAACGGCAATTCGCCATGAGGATACATATCTATCGGATAAGGTTGGTGATTAACCACTTGGTCTCCGAGCATAATAGCCAGTGCGCCAGTGGCCATAGACTTAGTAGGTTTAGCCCAGTATTCATAATAATCTATGAACTTATCCGAATCAAGAAGAACGTTGGTATTGCTCGCAAGTTTTCCAGTAACAAGTCTTGCTTCTGCAACAGAGAACGCATTAAATACGGATGCTTCAAATTGGCTTTCACCTGATTCACTCGAAAATTTACTTGTCAACTTTGAATAAATTTCAGGACCGAACATATCTACTACCCATTGGGCGGTTACCCTTTTGGCGTGTATCATCCATTCGAGTTTACTTAAATCACTTTCACGATAATCATAAATTAACTGATTCGTCGGAATAAGGTCAACAACCACCTCTCCATCTACAATGGCATCGCCTATTGGTATTTCTTTGATATGCGAAGGATTGGGCTTCCCGTTTTCGTCTTGGGGAGGAGGGTTTATTCCAATTACGCGGAAATTAGGATTCCAATATACTTTGCGCCAACCAACACCTGATATATCATACCACAATACCGTTTCAGACCTTTTTAAGTCACGCCCTATCTTTCTCTGGAGATATTTAAGTATCTTCTGGCACGCTACGGCTGTAGCCTTATCATCGGCGTCAGTACCGGCCGGAACAATGTCAAATATGGGCGGAATCCTTGTGGCAACGGATATATCATTCTGCACGGCAGGAAGTATTACGTTGGCCACACTTGTAACAGATCGTTCCCTTTCAAGGGGCATAATACTGTCGCCAATAAGTTGAATGTTCTGTTGGCCTATCAAATAAGAAATATTGGCCTTTATTTCCAGAAGTAATGACCTTCTGTGATTGTTAAATGTGTCTATCCTCTTGCGAATTATCTTGCCCAACATTGCCGCTTCTTCGTCTTTTAGTATATACTGATTTCCGCTATCTGTGTTTATATTATCCAATATCTACCTCTTTTATAATTCCATCATCAGCAGTCACAATATAATATCTGTTACACCGAACGCATTTAATAACAGCTTCTTTTGTTAAAATCTCAGAACCTTTATGCTTAAAATGTATTCTTGCTATCTCATTGATAGAATCGAGCTTACACAATTTGCCCTTGCAATTAAAACAGAACACGATTTTAGAGTATTGTAGCGTCGTCGGATTGTTCATCTTTTTTTTCGTCAGCAAGCGCAGGGTCTTCGTATCCCGAAATATACAGTTCAACTTTTGTCATTTCATCCCATATGTCCGGCCGTCGGTACTTCAGGGCCACCCAGCACGAATGAAAGAACGAATCACGTTTGGCTATTGTCTCAGATACCTCGTCAGGAATTAGAGGTAGTATGTCAAGCTCTTCGCTTATTATGTTTTTGGAAAATAGTCCCATTATAATACCATTCCTTTATTATGAGTCTGCATTAACTTGGACCGAAACTGATTCCATATACCACGAGTTTGGGGGTCGACGTTTTGTTTAATCTTTTTAACTTCAGTAAAAGGTTTAACAAAAGGATACAATTTTGCACCATGATAAGCCAACATAAGGGCCATGACCGCATCATCACACATTCCCTCTGCGGCATTTGCCGTTCGTTTGTTTGCCTGATATATATAATTACGCATCTCCTCAAAGGTTACGGGGTCATTTATCTTGATTTCCCTATTCCGTAATGCGTTCTGCATTTCGTTTATGAGAAGCCATTTACTGGCCTCTGTTGTCCTGAAACCATACTTACAACTTATATCCATATCTTCGTCAAGATGTGTCTCGGCCTGATAATTCCTCGGATACCGATAGAACTGGAGTAGTGCATCCTGAATAGAGTTGCCCGGATAGTTTATCTCGCACACGTTTAGTGCTTCATTATAATAACGGCCAAGTTGATCGGCAAAGGCACAAACCTCATTAACCGGCCACCTTGCCCTAAAAATAGCAACCTGTTCATAAGGTAATGTATTACTCAATACCTGCATAACAGTATAGTCCTCGGCGAGACCTGTAGATGCGTCTATTCCATAAGTATAGACCATGCCAGGTTCGGGCAATCTGAAAACCCTGAGTGGCCCACCTTCTTGTTCAAAAAAACTATACATCTCTACTCCCTATATTGCAACCAAAAGACCTTCCTGATAAGGATTGGAATCTTTTTCCAACACCTCAAGTAGTTGTCTATCAAAAACAGGGCGTCCGCCGAATATTATATACTTGCCCTCAACTCGAACCATTCTTTCGTCGTCAGTCAACTGTCTCGAAATCTTCTCTATTTCGTCAAGTGGGATATATGGGTTTTCCCTCATCCCCGCCATAGTATGGTAAACGTCATCTCTTTCGAGTGTGTCTTTAAGCCATTTAGTTCCTTCAACTGGAGTGGCCGTTAAAAGCCATATTCCCTGATTATCGATAAGACGCATTTCACTTTCGACAAATACTGATGGGTCACGAGGTTCTTCATCGCACCACAAGAAATCGAGTTTGGCCCCCTGAAACTTAGAACGTCCACTGTCAACACTTTTGAACCATACTTCCCACTCCCTACCGTCGGACTTCAGACTCCACATACTGTTTTTGCCGTTCCACTTGCCGTTTTCCTTATATCTTTTCGGAATCATCTGTTCGAAATTCGGGCGAATAACAGCCTCTATCATCTTACTGTCTGCACCGATAAGCCAAGCGATACCGTTCTTGGGACTCTTGTACGTTGGGTGGTCGCCGGTAATTATCATGGCGGTCTCAAACGACCCTATCCGCGTCTTTCCTATCCTATTTGCCCCACAAGCGACACGACCTTTTTTTAATGGGGCATTATAAATTATATTATATTGCCAACTTGGAGAACCATCGCTCCTGTTACGGTACGGCAATGTCCTGTAATAAGGTTCTTTGGCGCGTTGCAAAATCTCCTGTACTATAGACTTGTTTTCTTTTAACCAAGCCAGAGCCTGTTTCCCCTTCGTTCTGGGACTCGAACGACTCGACAAAGCGGCAAGATCCTTGAGCTTCGTCAATTTGTCTAAAGAGTTCTTCATCCGATGAAATGGAAACTGTAAGCGTAGTACTTCGTTTGGGAGCGTGCAATCCATATATTTTAATCACTTCCTGCAAGGCTTTATGCTTTATGCTCGCACTTGGAGACTCAAATTCTTCGACAAGTTTAGTTATTGTTCCAGACAATCCCTTTAGTGTGCTATTCTCAAGATGCTCAATAGCCATCTGACGAAAATCATCACTCTTTTTATAGAGAAAGAGACTTTGCTCGTGCATCCCCATTTCTGAGGCACACTGTTTAACCGTCTTGCCTTCTACAATATGCTTCTGGAAGAACTTAACCTTTTTCATCATAGTTTCTTTTTTGGGTCTTGGGGGCATTAGTATAACGGCCTTTTATTATCAACTTTTCTATATCCAACTTCTTCTTTGGATTTCTCTTTCGGTATCTCAATAATATCTTCTACGGAATCAATAATAAGTTCGTCAATAACGTCATCAATTAATTCTTCTGGTGTTTCGTCCACATCCTCTGGTTCGACAGCATCAACGGATTCGGAGGTTTCCTGTGCTTTCTTTTCATCCCTTTCCTTCTTGCCCTTTGCGAGTCTGAGAATTCGCATCTGTTCATGTCTTGCTACGTGCATTAACCGACGTTCTTCTGAATAGTTATATCTCTGGTCGTGTCTGCCGAAGAACCAGTCGGGAACGCCATCAAGAGGTATCTGTTGGTCGGTAGTTATTGCTATAATACACTGTTCGCATATAAGGGTCTCTTTCTTTTCCGGTTCAAAGTGCCTGACTACAATACCATGCGCATTCTTTCCACAACAACTGCACGTATTCTTTTGTGAACTTTTCTCGAATAGTCGGGCCAAAACCCACTTGTCTGCCTCTTTATACTTTATCTGGATAGACATAATTTACCCTTTTAATAACTTGAACCATATTCACGAACATTAAATGTAATAGAAGTTACTGCAGTAGCATTAAATGCGGAAACTTCAAATAGCAAATACTTTACTCCTCTCGTCGTTATATTCATAGAAGTTATCCCATTTACCTCTGGAACAGTAATATCAATTGCCTCGTGGTATAATCCTGCCGCTTGTGTAGAAAACGTGGTGACATAACGACTTAGAGTTCCGGCTATACCAGTACTCGCCGCTGCCGCCGTTGCAGTTCCAGAATAAATAAGTTCTGCAGGTCCTTTCTCGGCGTAACCATAAATCTTAAAGGCTACAGTTCCAACCACAGTAGCTAAAGTGGTCACGCCAACTGAGGCGTCTATAATAACGTCATCAGCACGTTTTGACAGGGCAACACTGTTTGCCGCGATCCTATCGGCTGGCTGATATGTTTTAGTAGCCGTTGAACCGTCCAATATGATTGTGGATATAGCAGAAAATGTTACCGGCATGGGTTCATTTATAAACATGGGTTCTCCTGATTAATTAGTTAATTCCAACCTGACATATCGACAGCAACACTATTTGAGTTACTGCCGTCCAAAGACATTCCTGTTAAAAGCACGAGAGCGTAATTATATCCGGCTGCATCAAAGAATATACTTGCCTGCTCTGTAGTTCCTGATGTATGCGTACTCGATACAGGGTAAATCCATGCGTCTGTAACTATCGTAATGGCAGAGGCATAACGTGTTGCCACTCCGTCTATCTGGTCCGACGACGCCTGTGTTCCAAAGGTCGCAACTCCACTGGCACAAAACTTCGCATCTCCTTTATCCCTAAATAGATAAATCTTATAATTGGCCGTATCACCTGCGATTCCATTCGTTCTAAACCGCACTTCAAGTTTCATGTGGCGAGAACTTAAAAAGATAAGGCCATTTGCACCGGGTGGGTATGTCGTATATACATCTGCCCACTTTCGAGAGGCAAGATCGGCAATAGTACTACCTTCCTTGGCCGTTCGATGTAATTGCCACTGTGGCCTTGCCGTTTCTCTTTCCATTATTTATCCAACAAATACTGATATGTTAATGCTGCGAACGAAATAAGGGTTACGGCAACCACTGCATTACTGGAGTTTTGTGTTATGGCAAGTATGCACAAGGCACCAAGTACGATACTGTTCCGCCTTAACAAACTGAGTTTTTTTGATTTTTTCATTATTACAGTCTCGACACCAGATTAATTAAGTAAATAATCGCTGCCACATAGATACAGAAAAACACATAGTCCATGACGGTCGGTCTAAATTTCACTTTTTGTTCTGTCCTTTTTTACAATCATTCCTTTATTCTTTAACGATACTGTTTTCATACAAACGGTACAATAACCCCGAATTGCATTCTTATTGACCAGTCTCTCCATAAATTGACGACTTCTCTGGAAAACACCCAAATCCCGAGCCTTTACAAGTCCCTCAGTAACCGGCCAGTAAAACCTGTGTCCACACTCCCTGCATTCAAACAGGTGTAAATTTCTCATTTATCGCTCTAACCCCCGAATATTTCTCAACTTAGAACCTGGCGTATTGATAATCTGGTGGGATGTCAAGTCCTCATCGAGAACTGCATCGGCACAGGCTACTGCGATAGTATTAACCTGGGCACTGGTCGTCGCAGTCGAATATGCACCAAGATATATACGCGCCACATCACCGACGTCAGTACCGCCTCCGACAACGGCAAACTCGTAGTCGGCGTCAACTGTAACCTGTTTAGTGGCCCCTATATAATCAATTATCCTGCGCTCACGAATATCGCCATCATGGTCAATACTCATAACCATATTGTCATAGGCCCCATCATCGGCAGAACCATCGGTAAGCGTAAATATCGTATCCGTAGTAATTACCGACGCAATAGTGGTAGCCAGTGCAATTAGAGTGTTAATCTCGGTTATCTGTGCAGGGATAGTAGTCCCCGTATCTTCAACTATCAGGGCCGTCTCGGCCTTAATGGCATCGACTTTTGTATCAATAGTGGTCGTCTTCGTCTCAATATCATCTACATTCTGGTCAACGACTGCTATATTGGCGTTAAGAATAACCAATCTGCCGTCAATCGAATAAAAGTCTATCTCTCTACTGCCCCGCCAGAAAAACCGCGTCTGATAAATAACGGGGTCGTCAATAGAAGGTGTTGCACCACCTCTCTCACGTATCTGGTATAAATAATCACCATCTCCCAAAGCCACAAGTGGAGTAGGAAAATCAGCGTAAAATACGTCGCCGGAAAGGGTTAAGTATAAGGCACATGCTGTTATCCGA